AATCGTCTTGGTCTTAAGCGCCGTCAGCGTCGCGGTGTCCAGTCCGAGAAATGGGTTGTCGAGCATACCACTGCTCGAAACGTCAAACCTGACTATTCCTTCGGCGCCGCGTAGCGGATCACGTTCGCGATCGTCGCCATGCAGAGCATCATCGCACTCGTGTCCAAGCCGTGGTTCGGCGCGTTGCTTTTCACCTCACGCCATTCCCAGACGCCGGTCCGGATCTCGACCTTGGACTCACCCTTGAGGTGCTCGAGGTAAAGCGGATTGACGTCGGCGGGCATGAGCCATTTGAGATCGCCCTTGGCCTCGAGCGCGGACCGGTCAACGAACTGAACGCGCCGATCTCGACCCACCAGTGGTCTTGCTGGCGATCGATGGCCATGAATCGAATGACCTCGCCCTCGATCCCTTCGCCGTTCGAGAACTGCGCAACGGTATAGTCGGACGCCTGGACAAATAGGTTCACCACTTTTTTCTCAACGATCCACGGCCTTGCCTCACGCTTGGTCCGGAATTCAATCTTCATTTTATCATCGCCCTGGCGCACGTGATGATTGTCGGCCTGGCAAAATTCTTCGACCAGTAGCCGCATCGGCCGACTGACCAAAGACTCGACGCGAAAGCTCTGGATCTCGGCCGGCGCCGCCGGGTTCAACGGCACGAACCGCCCGGCGCGCTTCCATCCGGTCCGCGTCGTGTCCGTGTCCGGCGACTCGTGCCCGCAATGCGGGCAGCGGAAGCGGCAGGACTCGACCGCTCGCGCCACGTCCCAGGTCTCATCGTCCCGCTTTGCCGCGGCATCCCAGACCACGCCGCCACGGAGCCCGGTGTCTTCATTTTTGTCCAAGGCGAACGCGACCGGGTGGATCTTGTGACACGCCGGGCACTCGGTGCTCCACTCCTGCTGGGTGCCCTGGCGGAAGCTCGTGTCCTCCACGTTGCCGGTCTCGAGGTCCATGATCGGCGCCTGGCTCGTGTTGTAAATCTTTGAGCGACCCACTTCCTCGAAGCGCGAGACGCGCGCAACCGCATGACCATAAACCTCTTGCCACTTAGGCAGCCAGATCTCGTCGTTGATCTTGTAGCGGATCGACTGGCTTTGCTGGCTCGAAAGGTTCGCCGGGTTGAGCAGGAAAAAGAATCCGCCGAAGTAGATCTCGGTCGTCGTCCGGTGTGGTCCCGGTCTCGGCAGCATAGCCGCAACTGGCTTGCAGGATTCGAAGATGGGGTTGAGCCGGCTCTTGGCGTGCCTATCGATCATCTCATCGGTCTGCATCGTCCAGGAGATCGGGCCGGCGTCGTTGCAGATCAGCCAGGGAACCCAGACATCAGCGACCAGGGTGCCTCCGATTTGCACGGCCTTGCGGAAGTGCACGCGGCGCACGAGAGGATTCTGGAGCGCGTCGAAGATCGGAATCAACCAGGGCGATATCTTCACGTTGAAAGGACCCGGCGTCGCGTAGCTCTCCGGCAGGATGATGTGCCGGCGCGCCCAGTCGTAGATCGGCGAGAGGTCGGGCTGCGGTAGTCGCAGCGTGCTGAGGAGGGTGTCGGAGGCAGTCAAAATTATTGGACGACGTGCTCAGGACGCATATCAGCCTTGTTCGACAGACGATCCAAAGGGTCTTCTGCATTTAGTAATGCCCGCTCGTTCAGCGTCACCCAAACCCATCCTTTCCAGCTGCCGTTTACCTTGCGCCTTCTTTCGCTCGGTTTGATCGACATTATTCCGCCGTATGCACGGCAGTCGATGTCTTTCCCTCGCGGGAACCACGTTGCATCTCCATCCTCAAACATACGTGCGTTATCTCGAATGAAGGCACGCAGGTTCTTGAAGCGGTAGTGGATGCCCTCGGGACTCCTTATCGAAAACACGGCTGCGGATACATGATTTTCGCCCGCAGCCTTTGAGAACATTTCCGGGTGCATCGACATTCCCAGCCCCGCATATAGTTTTTGAGTGCGGCGGGCCGCATCCTTGACTTTTTGGGACGCCTTTACCGCTGCCATTCGCGCTTCTTCCGTCGCGGGCATAAGCCTTACTTTTCGGAGATTGTCCGAAAAGAACGACTTAGCTTCATCTGAGTCTGCACGAAAGGACTTCGTTTGCGCCTCCTTTTGTTCATAATACCATTTTCGATATTCAGGGTTTCGCACACCATTGATTTCAGACCTTGGCTTTCCCGGTATCTCTACGCGATTCGCCCATCGCGCAGTAATCGCTGCTCTGGTTATTCCGAGCGGTGTCGGTTTGCGCGTGCCGGAGGCCCACTTGGCTTTCAGCGCTTCGGATATTTTTTTTCGTATTTCGGTATTCATGGCGTGTCGGAGGCGGTCACGCGATCAGGTGAAGCGCCCACGTCGAAAACGCTTCGCTCTGACTCATGCCGCGAGCTTTGCACCAATCACGAAACCGCGCCGCGACTTGCGGACGGAGGCGCACCGTCACGGCGACGGCACGTTGATCGGGCGCGAGCGGCTTGCGGCCTGCGCCGGGGCGCTTGCCGCCGGCGGTCATGCGGCCGCCGCGTAATGTGCGGCGAGGTCTTTTCCGGTCGTCGTGAAAACGGCCTTGTTCAGTTTGTGCCAGCCTAGCTCAGTGGTAAGGTCGAATCCGAAAGCCCTGTTCAGTTCTTCCTGCACGCGCTTGGCTTTCGCGATGTGGGCTTGGCGGCGGTCTTCGTTGCACGCAGCCTTAATCGCTTCCGAGGCTTGTTTCTTGGCGACCGCAGCAAGGTCGATCATCTGGAAGCCGCTGCCAGAGCAGCCATAGCATCGGGTGCCGTCCATCATGTTGAAGGAGTAGTTACCGCTTCCGCCGCATCGGGTGCATATCTGTTTGGTTTTCATGTTTCAGAGCATTTACACCCTTTGATTGATTGCAAGCACTATTTCAAACAATCGCTTCACTCCCGCGACCGGTCCAGCGCCTCAGCCTCGAACGTCGCGATATTCGCGTTCACGACCTCGCGGATCTCCGACAAGATCGCGCCGCCTACCACGTTCAGCTCTGCCGCGTTCATCCCGACGCCGCGCGGTCCGAGTTCAATCGTGAGCTTGAGCCGGAGGAGCAAGTCCAGCTTTTGCCCGAGCGTGACCAGCATCGCCTCGACCACTTCGCGGTCAATCACGTCGCCGGCCTCGCGCTCGTTCTTAGACCGGGCGAGGCGGATTTGCTCGCGCATCAGTTCGGCTTTGAGGTCGGCGAGGTTCTTGGTCGCCGTGTCCCTGCCGATCAAGTGCTCGGCGCAGAACGCTTGCCACGCCGTCAGGTTCTCGCGCTTGCCGTCCTCGTGCTTTTTCGGCGCGTCTGGGAAGCGGTTGCGGACGTCGTAAATTCCCTGCCGCGACATCCCGAGTTCCTTCGCCAGTGCGCTCAGGTCTTTCACCCAGCCGCCGGTCTGCTCGGCTTGAAACTCGTTCAGCGCCTTGCGCTCCGAGGTCGTCAGCGTCTTGCCGGCCTTGAGCTTGACCGCGATGTTTTGGACGTTGCGGCGGGCGAGGATTTCGGACGGGCTTTGCTCAGGCTCGGTCATGTCGTCGGCTTATCGAGCACGGCCTTTTTGCCGGTGAGGTTTTCCCAGCGTTGCACGATCACGTCGCAGTAGGCTGGGCTGATCTCCATGCCGTAGCACTTGCGGCCTAGTTGTTCGGCGGCGATGAGAGTGGTGCCGGAGCCGAGGAATGGGTCGAAGATATGCCCGTTGACCGGCTCAATGTACTTTATGGCAAACGCGATAACATTGACTGGTTTCTGTGTAGGATGAACTGAACCTTGTAATGCCGCTCGATTTACCGTCACGCATCGCAGAGGTTTTTCCGTATTAGTCCAAGCCAGTTCTCCATCCGACATTGAAAGCCCGTCCTGACCTTTACTCCAGTAAATCCACCCGCGACTCGCAGGAAGTAAATCCGCAAAATAGTTTCCGCCGAAAATCACGGTAGGGCATGAGATTGAGACGAGCGACCGAAAAAGCTCCGCCGATGGCCTCTCGGCATCCCAGCCCATAAAAGTGTGAGCCTTGCGGTTGTGCTTCGGGTTCTTACTTATGCTTTCCTTTTGGCCGTCGATTCCAATGCCATAGGGCGGGTCGGTTACAATTCCACCGGCTTTTTCTCCAGCAATTAAACGCCCCACGTCCTGCGCCTTCGTCGAGTCACCGCACAAGACCCGATGCTCGCCCAGAATCCACAAGTCGCCCGGCTTCGTAATCGGTTCGGCCGGTGGTTCCGGCACCTCGTCCTCGGTTACTTCCGCCTTGCTAATCTTGTCCACCTCGGCCGCATCGTAGCCAGTCGCCGCGAGCAAATCCGCGTCCTCGACCTTCAGCGATTGCAGCACCTGCGAGAGCTTGTCCTCCTCCCACTCCGCCAGCTCCGCCGTTCGGTTGTCGGCGATGGCAAACGCCGTGGCCTCAACGCCCGCGAGTTCGGTCCGCACGATCTGGATTTCTGTCCAGCCGAGTTCCTGCGCTGCGGTCAGCGTGCCGTTGCCGGCGAGCACGATGCCTTTCGCGTCCACGACAATCGGCTTCTGCTGCCCGAATTTGCGGAGGCTGGCTTTAATCGCGTCGAGGTTCCGGCGCGAATGTTTGCGGACGTTAGACGGGTCGAGCGAGAGCTCGGCGATTTTGGTCGTTGTTAGTTTCATGTGTCAATGTGGCTCAAAAAACGAAATGGGTTTTTTTGCTCTACTCCCT